GCATCTACGATCTCCACATCTTGTATGTTATAATCAATGAAGGATTGGAAATCCTTGGTATACCAATCTCTAAAAGTCTCATAGGGATTCTTTTCTTTCTTCTTACCCAACTCAACAAACCCAATATGATCCAGAGTATAACTCTCTTGTGCAGAATAAGTATACTTCTGATACAGTTCCAGATAGTCCAACTGACTTAACCCAACAATATCATAAGCAGTATGTTTTCTACCCATCTTAAAGACTTCATCTGAAAATACAGCTCTCCACGGAGACAGTCTCTTGATCTCTGAGTCTCCCAACCTTACTTTAATCCGATTGATCAAATAGGGGATATCAAAGAAGCGAGTATTCCACCCTGTGAGTACATCAGGCATATTAATTTCCCAGAAGCTTAAAAACTTCTGTAGAAGTTCATCCTCATTATCACATTTGATATAGGTCACATCTTCACGATCTGTATGATATGCACCCAGACCAAACACTACAAACTTTTTAGATGTATGATTTTTGAGAGTAATAGATAGGACTCGTTCAATGGGATTGTCTACTTGAGGAAATCCATGTTCAGATTCAGTCTCAATGTCCATAGTGGCCACCAAGATCTTACTCATGTCCCACTGGATCTCTCCCTTGAAGGTATCAGAAATCCATTGATATGGCCAACGAGTAAACCCATAGACCATTCCAGGCTGATCTTTATATTGATCTACAAATTCTTTTGCATCCTTGATAGACTCCTGTTCAACTGGTGTAACCCATTTGTTATCAAGAGTTTTAAACTCAGTAGGTTTTTTTACAGGGACGAAAAGGGTAGGTTTGAATTTGTGGCGGGAAGTTATGCGCTCTCCATTCTTGATGCCACGGACAAGAACAGAATTGCCAAAAACAGTTACATTCGTATAAAAATCCATATTTCTCCAAGTTTCATCATATAGTATACCTCATCAATTTGAAAAAGTCAAGACATTATCCATTTAATTGCATATTTGAAGTTAATACAATTCCAGAACCAAATTTTTGATTCCATCCATCTCTTGCAGGATCTACTGGTTCTGTTATGCAGATTACCCAATCTTTAGAGATTGACACAGGGCCGTGTTTTGATAGGGTGGGCCAGGGAGAAAACCCCATACCTTCTGGTGTGGGCATGAGCTGGCAAGGAGAGATGATACTAACCGTGTCTCCCACAACAGTTACATCACCTATTAATTCCTCACCAGACTTCAATTTTACTAATTTTATATCACTCATCCTTCTTTTTACCTATATTATACTTTGTTTCAAGAAGCCACTCATCCTTCTCTGAGAATGAGAGTACCTTTATTTGACTCAAAGGAGCTTTTGGTTCTGGTTCTCCAACCATACCAACTAAACCCCAATCACTTAACAGACCAGCTATTGTGTTCCGTCTTTCTATATCATTATCAGTTAGACTTGACTTTTTGCCGTCAAGTGCAAATAGTTCCTTGAAATGTACAACATAGTACTTCCCCTTCTTATGAAGGAGATGACAAGACTGATATAATTTTTTCTCTTTTCTTGATGCAACACCAATTCTTGATAAAGTCTCACGAACCTTCAGAAAGTCATCAGGCTCGTTTAAAGTAACTTCCAGCATATCGTCTGGACTCCAATTCAATTCACCGTTCATTTCCACCTTTATTCAATTTGGATCGGATATGTTCAATGTCAGAGTTAGTAAGTATATCCAAGGCATCCTTGGCTTTCTGATCACTGTATCCGAAATATTCTTTCACCAATTCTAAATTCTTTATTTTAGAAGTTTTTAGCCAAGGAGCATACCGCTTTCTTGGTCTAATACTATTTAGTAGAAAGTCAAACTGAAGTCTGGTGTCTAAATGATTGTTAACATTCATTTCATTAACAAGCAATATCGTATCTGGATGGGCGTACATTGCACGATTCACCACCCAAGCTGGATATTTCTTCTCATAAAATGGGTCTTCCATCAAATTCTTCTTGGTATGATTGATGGCGTTCAAATATTCTTTAAGTTCTGACATTATCTTATATTGTTACTGTTTCCTATTACCCAAAAACAGGCACGTTTTAGGTTAGTATATTCTTGATCTATTACATCTTCCATCAGATCATAAGCTTTGGATTCGTAAATCTGATCTAGTTCAAATCCCACATTTCTTCTATATAATTGATGATAAGGCCACTGTCCTGTATGATAAGAATAATCATAATCCCAAACCATACCCTCTAGATTTTTATGAATATCATTCCTTCTATCATACCCAAATGGCTGCAAACCTACAACCCGAAACTTCTTATTATACGTTCTAGATCCTTCTAATACTCCAGTAAATGTAACTGCACTACCACAAGGTACAAATAATACATCAACTTCATCTGGTATATTTTGTACCTGTTCTGCAATTTTACCTATAATAGAAGACCTGTATTGCTGAGCTGCATAACCAAATAGAACCTTAAACATAGGTCTGGTTTCTGCAAGCTTATTCAGATTTGCATACAGGACATTATTGAATCCTTGAGATTCACTAAGAACTACCAGTTCTGCACCCAAATCTTTAGACCAACTGATGGCTTTCTGTTTTAGTGCATTCTCCTCAGTTGTATTACCAAAACCAATAAGAGATTTAAGCCCGAATTCCTGTGCTACTTTAGCTACAATAGGGGCTTGCGGTGATTGTATTGAAGCAGCCGTGGCAATCGTACTATCACAATCAGCAACTATGTGTTCTAAATTCGTTTCAATTAAATCTCGGCACTGACGAATTTTACCACCTGTAATAAAATCTTCTCCATAAGGGGCATATAAATCTTCTCTCTTAAAGAGCATTCCCCTATGATCTTCAACTGGAGTTAGTTTGATTAAATTACCATTTAGATCAGTACCCAATGATGTTAATTCCAAAATGCATCCAATGTTGTAGGTTTTGGGACTAATTCTATAAATGGATCTTTACTAAAGCACCATATATTTTCTATAAAGGTTCTCTTCATAAAATCATCCATTTGTTTCTTATCAAACGTACCGTCTTCATTCTTAAACTTAGCTCTACCCTGAGGCCTCTGCATGATTCTCATACCTAACTGACCTATGAAATAAGGATTCAGAGCAACATCAGTACACAATTCATCACTTGACCGATATCGTTTTCCCTTGATTTGAGGATCAAAAATATTGACTGCAAGAACACCTTTCTCACTCAAAGAATGAAATGAATTCCTTGATACAGGAATATAGAAATTATCCCTCCAAGATTCATAGTTATTAAACTTAGACCATGATTGATCTTCTTCATATTCTCCACCCCTATTATACTCTTCAGTAGAAAAATAAGGTGGTGAGGTAAATGCACAATCTATATCAGAAACAGACTCCCAAGGTAAATCCTCAGCCCCACAACGATATATGGTAACCTTCTTTGTACCATGACTTTGAAATCTATTTGCATTTATCTGAAATACAGGGTCACCCTTATATCCCAATATCCGTTCATATTCTCTACATTCATCAATGTATCTATTGAATGTATTTGGATTAGGATCACACCCAATATATTCTTTGGCATTACTGGCAAAAAATCCACACAAACGATCACCCCAACCACAACTGGTATCTAATACCTTAGTTGCGTTGGTCATCTCATAGATACATTTTGCAACCAGAGGTTTAAACTGAGTTGCAATATATGTACCAAGCCTGAATGCTGAAACATAGGAATCAATACTTAACTCACCACCAATAAGATTTCCATCTTTATCTTTTTTAACATCATTAATACCCCTCCAGATCGGCCCCAAACATTTCCATATATCCTTTGGTGTTCCTGTATCCCAAACATCAATAGGAGCCCTGAATCCATAAGACCCACAATTCAATCGTAAATCTTGGCAAAAATAATTACTAGCTGTATTGAATTTATTAGTTGCATCTATTACTCCCAACCCATGAGTTGAATAAGGATATTTGTAATCATCAAATTTCTCCATAACATCGGCATCTAATATTACCGATTTAGAATAATTTACACCTTTAAGTTGGTTGAAATTTCTTTCCATATCATGTATGGAAATCGTCTTCAACGGAAAAGGGGGTCTTTCAGTTGCAATAAATGTGGCAAGAGTGTCCCGAAAGACCTCCTTACCATACTTTTGAGTTAAAACCTGAAAATGTCCTTTTTTGATGATAGGAAGACCATTAGAATTTAGATGATCTTTTAGAATTTGATATAGTTCATTTGAACTTTGCATTTGACATAATCTCCACTAAACAAGCCATTAAATTAATTTCTTGATCTGCCACGAATGCAGACTTATACTGATATTCTGCAATAACTAAAATTACTTGAGGAATAGAACTAGGATCACATTTCTCATACAATTTATCATATATCTTACGATACACTTTTTGTGGGTCATTATCAAGATTATTCACTACCCAAGCCCTAACAGATTTGAAGTTCTTGGATTTAAGTGAGTCTACCAATTCATTCATATTGGCATCACTAATATTTAGCAAAATGCCAGTATCAATTTCACCAGACACAGAGTACCGTTGAAGTTCATTGAGAACTCTACGAAAATCTGGAAAGTGCTTCATGATCAATTCAGCGACCACTTTTTCATCATAGACAATACCGTTCTCTGTTAAGATGTTAATACACCTTATTAGGAACTCACCAGCCATCCTTTGAGGATCACCAGCAGAATAATCTATGACTGCACAACGAGAATGAATCGGTTCAATAATCCGATTTTTGAAATTACAAGTGAAGATAAATGAGCAATTACTAGAGAATTTCTCTATGAAACCCCTCATGGCAGGCTGGACTGAATCTGGTGTCATGTAGTCAGCTTCATCAATGATGACAACTTTTCTACCACCAGACATTGAAACAGAACTACAGTATTGTGTAAGTTTATTACGAAGCGTTTCAATCAACCGACCTTCATCAGATCCGTTGATAATAATGTAATCACAATTTAACTCCTTACACAACACTATAGCTGCAGAAGTCTTGCCAGTGCCGGGACTCCCACTCAAGATAAGGTTTGGTATCTTATCCTGACTAACTATTTCTTGAAATGTAGTTTTGATACCCTCTGGGAGTATCAATTGATCAATTGTAGAAGGGCGATACCTTTCTACCCATAATATATCTTTATTCATTATCCCCCATAAGTGGAAGATGACTCAGTTGCGATCCAGTATTGGAGTTGATTTTGAGAGAACCTTGCGATGCCCTTTGATGAAATTTCTACATCATAATTGCCAGGGATCATCTTGAAATTTTCTGTTTTGAAAACAAACCTGAATGTAAAGGCTGATGGTTCTGTCAGATTCACCTGAAATGTATCTGTAGAATCATTATTCACATCCATCGCTTTGATTCTCAAAGTATCATTTGGATGTGGCCCTCCTTCTACAACAATCTCAGGAGTACCAAGGACATTTCCAGCCTTGAGAACCTGAGTCAGAGTATCCTGAGTCAATTTAAACTTGACTTCTGGGTCTGGAACTGTTATATTTTTCTCTGGTGGTGTGACTATCATGGAAGGATCACAGTAAACATAATCTAAACTATATTTATCTGTACCTATCTTAACGGTCTTTTCACCAAATGTAAACTCTGGATCTTCAAACAGAGAAGCGGCACCAAGAAACCTATTTACCTCATAGATAGCAAAATCTTGAGGAAATGTGGTGTCCAGTTCAGCTTGTGCAAGGATATTCTTTTGAACCGATACAGTCCTCAGAGTATTCCCCGTTTTAACTTCAATTGACATATTAATGTCACTAAAGTTCTTTAATGTATTCATTGTATTCTTACTTATTTTCATATTCCCTTTCATGGATTGATAAAGCAATTATTGCATAATGAATGACTTTCATCAAGTCGTTTCGGTTGTATCCACTCTTCTTACCATATCGTTGAGCATACTTTATGATATTACCCATTGCAAACCCCAAACCATGTCCAGAGTCTATGATAAATTCAGTTGATTGGATTTTTCCAGCAGCATAATGTTGGTCATAAGTGCCATCAATATACTGCTGGATTTGTTTGAGAAGTTCACCTTCATCAAATTTATAGTTCATATTATCTCATAATAAAACGAAAAAGTCAAGACACTTTTTTCAAAGGAGTATCTTTATATGAAAGATTTGAGTCTTTTGATTGGATTTCCAAATCAGTATTACTACCACCGTGTGATTTAGGAATAATATGGCCTCTATGAAATCTTTCTCTCAAAATTTCTGTACCTGTTACTTTTCTTCCCTTATAATCAGTAGGATTTTCATTCCACAACTCTTCAATAGAAGGCATTGCAGCTGAATCTAGTTCAACTAAAATTTGCTCTTCTATCAAAGTTGCTTTGATAGATTGAAGATACTCAGAGAATTTTCGGATTCTAGTTTCCAAATTTTGTTTACCATATTCCTGTAAAGCCCATGGCAGATAATATGGAACCTTTTCTCTTTTTGATTTCTTCGGATCTGTAGGATGAGGAATGGCCATCCAAGCTCCTGGCTCTTTTTTAAGTTTAGCATCTGCTAAAATAAATTGAGAAACAAACTCAGTCTTTTTTATGACTTTCCAATTTGGTAAATCTATATCCTTAAATTCTTTAGGATGATCTAAGGCATACCTAAACATCACATAATTTCTAACCATCATGTGCTTATAAGATTTATTTTTAGTTACTACCATAGCAAATTCTCTTAGATATTTTTTCAAAAG